TTGGGAACTTGTAATTCAACCGCTGACTCCATTATTTCGATTATCTTTTCGGCTTTTTCTGGAGATTCAACAGATATATCCACTTCATCATGGATTTGTATGTGGGGTATTATACCATTTTTATATAAAGCTACCATACTTTTTTTCGTCATATCGGCAGCTGATCCTTGTATTAATTTATTTAAAGCTTTGTACGTAAATGCACGTTTTAAAGGCTCATCATATTCTTTTCTAGCCATTTCTAATGGTAAAGGTTTAAAGACTCCAAACTGAACAGGTTGCCATAAATCAAAATGACACGCACGTCCTAGTAAAGTTCTGATCTTACCTCTATCATTTGCTTTACGAGATACATTATCCATCAGTTTTTTTACAAAGGGAGCTCTAGAATGATATTGTCTAATCAATTTCTCTGCTGATTCTTTCATCAAACCTAGTTCAGCCATTAATTTATTTTTACCCATACCATACATCAAACCTAAATTAATTGTTTTGGCTTGCTTACGCTCTATGCCTGCCATGTCTGCTACAACTTGGTGGAAATCTGCGTCTCCATCTCTATATGCTTCAACAATTTCATCTACACCTTCAAGGTTTTGTAGTTTAGCATAGTGTACTAATATTCTTGGCTCTTGTTGTGAGTAGTCAAATGAACCCCAAGTATGTTTTTCTTCGGGAATAAATATAGATCTAATCATAGGACCAAGTTCAGGGTGTCTTGCTGGAATCTGTTGTAAGTTTGGATTGCTCATTGAGAATCTACCTGTTACCGTTCCACCTGCATCTGATCTAATTTGATTTATATCTGCGTGTATTCTACCATTAACTGCGTGTTTAGTTATTGAATCTATAAATGTAGTGTGAGCTTTGTTAAGTTCTCTTGCTTCAGCAATTGATTTAGCTAATTCATGAGGATGGTTTTGTAAAAAGTTTTTTGTAAAACTAGGTTCTTTACTTTTTTCTGTTCTATCATATGGAAGTTTTAGTTTATCAAAGGCTTTTGCTATAGATCTGGCTGCCATAATTTCTACTTCAATACCAGTTAATTTTTTTATATTAGATATTATTTTCTCTTCCCTTTTGATTAAATTTTGTTTAATATTTTGTGCTTTTTCTAAATCAACTCTCACTCCCTTAAATCTCATATCAACTAGACAAGGAAATAAATCCGTTTCTAATGTAAATACATCCATTAGTTCTTGATTATACAATTCTCTTTTTAAAGTTTGCCAAAGTTTAAGTGTAGATTCTGCATCACGTTCTGCATATTGACCAACAAACATTGCGGGTAATCTCCACATGTCTGCTTTAGGATCAAGTCCATATTCTTTTGCAGCTTCTTGTAAAATCTTTTCGTCTTTACCTAGACCAACATAATGTTTTGCAAGTGTGTTTAACTGATAAGATAATCTGTTTTCATCAATTAAAGACGCTGCTATCATAGTGTCCACAATGGGTCCTTTTATAGTAAGACCTGCTGACCTTAACCAGCACACATCATACATCGCATTATGGAAGATAAACCTAGTGTTTTCTTGATTTAAGACATCTTGGAGCCATTTTAAGACCAATTGACGGTCCATGTTGCCGCCTTGCTCATGATGTATAGGGAAATACCCTGACCAGCCCTCTACGGCCACCGCAACGCCAGCAATGTGCCCTCTTCCTGTCACGTTCCCCGATCCGAGCTCCTTTAGGTGCGGATCATTGGTTTCTAAATCGATAGCAATTTCTTTTGCCTCGCGCAAATCTTTTAGTTCATCGGGCATAACCCATTCTGTTTCGGGAGTGAAAAGAGGCATTTGAGTATTCCTCATTTGTAGTCTCTCTCCAAGATCATTTCTAAATAGTGAATAGCTTTTCTCACGTCCTCTTCTCCATTTTTGTATTTGTGTCTACAGATATATTTTATAGCGTTGCCTTCCGCAAATTGCAACCCATTTTTATTTATAAATTCTGCCGGCTGAATGACAAAATTCCGGTAGTGATTCCCACCGACCTGCTTTTTAAGACTCTTCATTTTGTTCTCCTATCTTTTTTAAATCTTCTATAGTATTAATTTTATTCAAAACTTCTGTGGGTACCTCAATATTATTAGTTCCCATTTGTAGAAAAGTTCCATCATCTCTTTCTCTTATATTTCCTTTAGCTTGGCCCCATTTATCCATGTTATCAAGAATAGTTTTTTTATCTAACCACCCATCAATCTCCATAGTTTCTTGGGCTCTGTTATAATTATTAAAGACAATATAATCTACAAGGTGAGGAACTTGGAACCTAACTAGATTATGCACCCAACCTGACCGCATAAAATACTTTCTTCCCATTGTTTTAATATCAATCTTCTTATTATTAATTTCTATATCAGTGAAACTAAATTTTTCATAAGTAGGGAGAGGTAAATCTAAAGCTTTATAGATCATTAGCTCACCTATTACTCCGGTTCTTTGCATTGTTCGACTTCCATTAAAGCCTGCTTTTCTTACACCGAAGTTTTTTGTTGATAAGACTAGATCAGCATGGTCTCTAATAGTTTGTGTTACAGGTATTTTCATAATTTGTACTCAAAGTTTTGGGTTGTAGGATTAATGCTAATTAGTTTAGCTTTATTCCTGATATGAAAGTGAGTAGCCATTGGAGTCAATGGAGAAAGAGTTACTACTTTCTTAATTTCTTTGTTAGACTTAATAAATTCAAGAGCTTTCTGAATAATTTCCCTACCTGCTCCTCTTTTTCTGGACCAAACTGTGTAAGCTACAGCAGTATTAGCATCCTTTTTAAAAGCTGCATTTTGAGACATTATATCTAACTCTTTTACGGACTTTGGAATATCGTTTGTATAAGCAATACACACAATTCCTTCAATCTCGTTATCAAACTTTAGACCATATATTTTTCTTCCATAACTCTTTCTAAATTCTAAATCTAATTCAGGTCTGACAGGATCTTCTTTAACATTGATAGAATCAAGTTCTACTAACTGGGTTCCTTTAACCCATTTAAAGAAGTTATCTATTTTATCTTTAATTATATCCATAGGCTATAATATATAAGCTCGATCAAAGTTCTTGGGATCTAACACGTGCAATTCGCGCTTCGCTCTCGTCGCTCCAGTGTAGAATAATCTATGTAATTCATCTGGATCATGACTCATCGTTTCTAACGCTGCATTAGTTAGGTCCTGCATAAGCAGAACGTTATCGGCTTCTCCTCCTTTTGCTCCATGTATTGTTGACATAATGATACGCGGATTTTTGTTTATCATCTCACCATTCGCCCGCATGTTACGAATGTAATTCTCTGTGACGGTATCTAAACCATCAAAAGATTCATACCAAACCTTATCTGTAAGTAATCCATACTTCTCCATACATTCTTTTAATGTATATTTGTCATCAGAATGTAAAAGTTTACCAGTTTTAAAACCAGGTAACACATTAGATCCAAGATATTCATAAATATTTTTTATTTCTACATGACCTAGTAAATCTCCTTTACGCCAATGCTCCCAGTTATTTAGAGCCATCAAAAGTTTAAGTGGTACAGAGTTACAACCCCTATGTTGATAGTACCAACCTTGTAATTCACATAAATCTTTTACATCATCAAGGAAATGATTGGCTGAAGACAAGACCAACCAGTTCCCCTTTGACATATCAACTTGTGTAACATCAGAATATCTTTTTAATATTCCATGTTCTGTTCTTGGTTTGTAATCTTTATCAAATCTGTTCTGAACTTTACTAATTATTTTTTGTGAGAGTTCATGAATAGGTCCACCTGGTATTCTATAAGATTGATCTAATACTTTGATATCATTAACTTCTTCTTTAAGAGCTATGAAGTGATCTACATCAGCTCCTGCCCATTTGAAGATAGCTTGGTCGTCATCACCAGCTATGTATGTCTTCTCTGCATTAGCCCAGAGTGATCTAACCATCTCCCATTGTATTAAAGATAAATCTTGAGCTTCATCTATAAATAAAGCTTTAAAACTTTGTTTAGTTTCTTGTGTAATAAAATCTTCGAGTAAGTCTGTAAAATCTTTTAAACCTTTTTCTTTCTTATATCTTTTTAATTCTTCCGATAATAAGTAAAGAGTGTCTCTTTCTATATCTAATATGTTTTTTCTTGAATCATAATACTCTAGTAAGTCCATACGCTTAACTCTAGCAGTATTCATTATAGTTAAATATTCATTGTCTGAATTAAATGTTCCATCATCGGTTGAATACTTTGCTGTCTTAATAGGTATACCAACCAATTTCCCAAACTCTGTGTAGTCTTCAGGGGTCATCATCTTTTCTTTAGTCATAGCTAAACGACTAAATGCATAAGAGTGTAAAGTTCTAAAGTTTTCTAAATCTTTTTCTGCATCAAGACCAAATTTTTCAGCTGCTCTTGTTGCTGCTTCTCTAGCTGCTTTTCTAGTAAAAGAAAAGTATCCTATTTGTTTAGGTCTTATCCCTTGTCGTATGAACTGATCTACTAAATTTAACAACGTTGTTGTCTTTCCTGTCCCTGGTGGGCCTAGTATTATAGTCTTCATATTTTCTCAACCTCCTTATTAATATATCTATTCTTGTTTCTAATAACTCATTTCTTGATCTCTCTAAATCGTATCTTAACTTCCAATTGATTCCTAACTTGTTTATCTGTATCCCGTTAGCCATAAAATAATCCTTTCTATAAAGTTTACTAACTTCTGCAACCACTTCTTCATTAGAATGCCTCCTGATGATATTCAACTTTAGAAACAGACGCTTCGGTTTGTTTCATAGTTTTTATTTTGATTAGTCTTGGTTGTTGTTTCTTTATTCTCATTCTTTCTTCTGATACAAAAGTATCCTCTAGCCTTTTTAAAAGATTACCTGTTTTAGTTTTATCAATTTCCCAATTATTCTTTTTAAGAAATGCGTAGAAGTCATCCATTCTAAAATATGTAAATTCTTTTTTGTCATCTGTGTAAGGTAATTTATTAAACACATCGTCCATTGTTCTTGCCGCTTGTCTATTGGTAGTCCAATCTTGTAATAATCCTATCAATTGATTCATTGGGTTTAAAGATTCAAGTGGTTCTACTTCTTGTAAATCCTGCATCATTGGTTTTAAATAATATTGTTTCCAGTCTTTTGCTTTTGGTACTGGTACCACTAGGTTAGCTTGATCTAAACATGCTAATGCAAATAAAGGGGAGCTATATAATTGTTCTGTTTTTAATTCGATCCGCGTTCCATCCACATCTAAAAACCATTGTGGTGGATTTGATTTGTATTTAGTTAGGTTCCCTAACGCAGGCATTTCTTCTTCACCATAGCCTACACCAAAACGTTTTGTTCTACATAAACCTGATTGACAGACAGAGTTAATAGGTGCATCTTTACATCTATACTTGTCATAACCTTTTCTATTTACAGATTTAATTAATTGTTGAACCTCACTATTACTTAATTTAGGTTCCATATATTTTATATTAGCTTCTACAATTTTATCTTCCCAACTATCTGGGTGACCTTGTTTATAATAAACAGCAATATTAAATAACGCGTTATTTCTAGACCCCTCACCAAAACCAACTGATGCCAGTTTGTTTAAGCAAGGAGGTCCATCAGGAAATGCTTCTTTTATCTTTTTATCTTCAATCTTAATGTGTTTAACTTGCTCTTCGCTACACGCATGAACGTCGTAGAGCTGATAAAATTCCTCAAGTGTACAAGAGGAGCCATTATCGTTGATAGCATATCGTAATCCTTTCGTTCCATTATAGTAGGGTAGGTTTAAGAAATTACCTGTGTCCCCACGTTCCACAAGTATTTCTGTTTGTTTAGGAAAAATTTCAGATCCTTCATATCCTAAAACTTTTGCAATTTTTTTGAGTGTTCGCTGCATAAGTGCAGCAGAGATAAATTCTTTTGTAAATAAAAATACGTGAGCGCCGCCTGATTTAGAACGGCAGACTATTAAGGGGAAGTTAAGATTCCGAATGCTTTGTATGAGGCTGCTGTGGTCGAGATTGTAACTGTCAATATCAACACAACCCCACCTACACGAATTATCTTCCCGTATAGGGATGATGCCGAGAGCCGGACCTTCTCCCTGTAAATGCTTCTCCCACAAATCATCGCTAACATTCTTTCGAACAATGAATGCCTTACCTTTTTGTTTACTTCCATTTTCACTTCTTTCACCTTTCTGGTACTGTCCATAGGCTATCTTTAATCCTTCAAATATATTTTTAAATTTTTCTGTCTTCATTATCATTTCTAATTAATTTGTAAAGGGGAACCTCTCGATTCCCCCTCACTTAAACTAAAACGGAGTTGCCGATTTAGTTGATGTCTCTTCCACATCTGCTTTTGTTTGCACGTTACCTTTAGAGGCACTAGAATTAAATTCTTTAGACGCTAGGTATAAAGATTTATCCTCTTGTCCCATAATTCTGTCCATCGTTACAACCCAACCATACCAAGAACCTTTGTCGTTCTTTTGTAGATTTGATTGGAGATTGTAAACAACCCCATGCATAGGCGGAATAGCAAATCCACCTTTTCCATCGTCAATCTGAACGGACTTCATCATTGAATTCCATTTCTTACTGACGCTTAATTGTGTTGATTTCATTGTAATCAACGCAGGTGTCATTGCACCTGATTTGGTTTCAACCATTACATAGTAATAAGCTGTCTCTTCTAAATAGTTACCGTTTGGTAATCTAATTTTAGAGCCATCTCTCTTACCTGTTTGGATAACCGGACTTCCTGGTGAGTGAGTTGCTACAGGCGCACCTGGACCATCTCCTCTATCAGACCATTCAGGATAGTCTTTCTTGTAGTAACAAGGAATAACCTTGATACCTTTCTTACCATCGAACAAGTCGTTGGTAACAGTATTATAAAT